CTAGTACCAGTTTTCCAAACTCTTGCTCCATGAATACAGCTCTCGTCCGGCGTTGTGCCACCAAGTGAGGATTTCACCATCTCGACCGCACTCTCTAAAGTCTGTGCTTGCTGTGCTGGTGCGATAGTCCATGGATCATCTGCCTTTGCTACTGGAATATACTCGTTAGATGTTTGAGCCATCTTAGCCTTTACTTCATCAATGCTAGCCTTTACTTTAGACTGCTCTTGAACTTTCGCCATTTCTTCTCTACTTGGGCGTTTTCCCTTTGTCGCATAGCCAGCCGAAGCCAAAGCGCGACCAAGCGCAGACGTTTCACAGTTTTCAAGAGCAGAAGTAGCATTGACTCCACGACCCGATATCGTTTCTTCCGCGAGCCCAGAAGCCCAAGGGTGTTGGTCAGCTTCAGTTCTGTATATGTAAGCCTGTACGATAAAACGTGTAGCACTAGCCTCAACCAACTTTGTATCAATGCGTCCATCAGGATGTTCCTTCCAAAACTTAATTAGTCGTTCTTCTACTGTCTCGTAATCGTCTAGGTTAAACATAGAGTTCATTTTCCTCTGTTCTCAGTTGTCCTGATATAGCAAAGTAGGCTGCACCATCGATGTAATTATCGACTTTTGCACTTTCCATGCTTCGTCCGATTTTGACCATTGCAAGGCACATCGCAACTTGAAAGTCACTAATCGGCAGCTCGAGATATGCAGACCATAATCGTGCTGTTCTTTGCATATTGTCTGTCGGGTGTCCGTAGTCCATTCCACGATCTTGAATGGTTGCTCTTGCTTCAGTAAGGAAATCACCGGCGTTCATCGATTCACCTGGTGCTGTTCCATTTGGCGTGTAAAACGGCGATAAGATTGGCGAGCTTGCTTAATGCCATTCTCATGTCCTGTCATATAGCCAAACAGAAAACCAGGCAAAGCCCCTATTAGCATTGAGAATATAACTATGTGGTCGTGATTCATCATTAACCCTTCTGTAATCCGTATCTCGGAAACACCAGAAGTATTACAGCAGGATTATCCGACACCCGCCATGTTTAGGTAACGAAACGATAACAAAGTTATCCACATCTTCATCACCGAAGTCTGGTCTAGCGAACCCTTCCATAGACCTTGCCCTGGACTATAAACGTCCCATTCTTCTCGATGTTAATAACGTCCACCTGTACGCTTGATCCATGCACATACATGATGGCAAAAGCTTGCTGCCAATTAGCCGTTCCTCTGGTGTATCGAGCCTGTTTAAAGTCCATGAGATTACCTACCTCAACTCCATGTAGAACACGCCCCAAACGCCCTCCAGAGGCTTCTGTGAAGGCGCTACGCCCTGCCCTATGAGTATGTCCAGAGATGACGTTCTTGCCATGCCTACGGGCTGCCTCAAGGGCTGATAGACCGCCTAGTTGCTTAATAGGTGTGTGGTCTCCATGTACTGCAATCCAGCCTGGAGCAATCGGCATAGGGTTCTTGTGGAAGGTTATGCCTAGTTCATCAAACTTCATAAACTTCTCAAAGCGCAGCTCTGGCAAGGATAGGAATGAGGGAATCTTGCGCATGATGACGTTGTATAAACGATCCGTGTGGTTGCTTCTTATACAATCGCTGACGCCGAGTTCCCAAAGAAGCTCGACGCATCGGTCTCGGTCATCGCCAAGGCTCTGTGAGTATTCCTCGGGTGTGCCTTGTGACCACTTGCTTATAGTCTGGAAGTCAATTTCGTCACCTATCGTGACTGTCTGGTCTGGCTTAAAAGTGCCTAGAAACTTGGCAATGTTACGGACTACATGCACGTCCTCAAAAGGCACTTGCAAATCCGAGAGTATTACGATCCTCTTAATCGTCATCCTCATCATCGTAGGGAATGTTGTCTATGCGATTGGGAAGTTGTGGCAATGCCCAATCTGGATAAGCGTCTCTATCGGTAATAATTGCTAGACATAAATCAACTGCAAAACCAGCCCTGCGTAGTGCCTTGTAGAACTCATTCATCGAAATGGCATAAGCGTCTAAGGCGCTGTATGTGTCTAGGTCTATGACCTTTTTTTTAGCCATAGGATAAGTGTTACTTACTTAACAGCTCGATGATTGTATCGACACGCGCTTCTAGTCGATTAACCTGATCCTTTATAGACGAGCCGCCGTTAGGGCGTAACTCTGACAAGTAGTGCTTAATCATGAACTGGACATAAGCTGCAACGCCGCCAAGGATTGAGATGATAGCGACTGATAATGCCGCGTAGTCCTGCGCTGTCACTTCTTAGGAGATGCGTATCCGAATACGCCAGCTACGACAGCGCCCAAGATTGCACGATAGTCGAGTGAGAAGTTTGAGGTAGTTCCCCATACTGCTAAAAACGCTCCTACTGAAAGGATTGCTGGATGCTTCATGTTCATGCTGTGCCGCCTATCATTGGGATATTAAAGAACGAGCCATCTGCATCGCCCTTCTTAGTGAAAGAGATATGGCAATGCTTAGTGTGCGGATTGATTCCAGAATACTTGCGCCAGCGCCACCCCATGCGAGGGGAAGCAATCTTTCCTGCGAATATGATGTAAGCAATGCGCTTGTCAGACTTTGCTGCGTGTCGTATCTGATCCGCAAGGTCAGGCATGAGGTCAGGCTTTGCCTTTCCAGATAAATCCCTGTCAATATCAATCGCTCGGACGATACCCTTTGCATCAGGATTGTGGTCAGAAGGACGTGCTGAATGACGAGTGTCGCCAATCCAGCCGTCCGAGGTTCTATCTCTATCCGGGTAAGTATCATCGAACTGCTCGCGAAGCTGTTGTCCGGCTTTGCATAGCTTAGGACTCATCAATAATCACCACATGAGAAGCGTGTGAACATTCCCATCGCTTTAATGCGTTGAGGGTTAATTCATTATGCTCACAAGGAGCTGGCGCTATAAAAGCGTCATCGACTGGATCATATGTGTATCCAATTCCTGCATAGTTGTAACGAATATTTCCATTGTAAGATGTCTTAATCCAAGTGCCACCAAGATTATCAATAAGCCATTGATAACCTTCGTCTCCTGCTGGATCATTATTATCTCCAACAGTTACACGAATGACCTTGTTATTTGCGTCTAATTCTGCCCAATGACTCATGTTAAACCGCCGATTTCAAATATCGAACAATGACAATTCCTGAGCCACCATTTTTCGATGTAACTTGAGTTCCACCATTACCAGTTCCACCTGCTCCAGAACCTGTATTTGCTGTTCCAGCTACAGCTTCGATGTAAGGGGAATAACGACCACCATTACCACCGCCACCAGCGCCACCAGCGCCAGCAGAATCAGTAAATACAATAGCTCCGCCGCCACCACCTGCGTAATAACCGCCTACGCCAGTTGAAGTAGCACTAGCCCAATCAGAATAAGTATTAACTCCCGGGCCGCCTGCGCCGCCTGCGTTTGTCGCACCAGCTGTTCCGGCTGCTCCTGCTCCACCGCCACCACCTGCACCTTGATTTCCACCATTGTTTCCAGCAGCGCCAGCATTACCAAAACCTGTTGCTCCACCAGTTGAACCCTGTGTTGCTGCGCCACCGCTACTGTTATACGAACCGCCACCACCTGAACCACCAGCGCCGCCATTTGTTGAACCGCTGTTGTATCCACCATAACCGCCGCCGTTGGACGTAATAGTGTCAAAAGTAGAATTTACGCCAACATTGCCCAAACCAGTTGAGCCCGCACCACCAGCGCCTATTACTGCGTTGTAACTTGCTGCGGCTAAAGATGCAGATGATTTATATGAAAGCCCACCTGCGCCAGCGCCACCAGCTGCGTTTCCTAAACTTGAACCGCCACCGCCAGCTATTACTAATAGATCACAAGTTAGAGAATTTCCACTTATTGTTAATGTGCCGTTAGAAGTAAAAGTTCTGTAATAATAGGTTGCGTCTGAAGCCAAGGTGCCGCCTGTTACAACAGGTTTTGGCGGTGGAGCAGAAGAGATTGTTCCTACAGTAATCGCTCCAATCATTATGAAACGCCACCTGCGACATACCAAGTATCTGTAGCAGTCTTAATGCAAACCGCTGTCTTGTATTGAGCCAAGGTAGGAGAAGCTGCTACTGCACCTGCTGAAAGAATTGTTGTTGTGCCTGATGTAACTGCGCTGATTGTGCAAAGTCCAGCACCTTTGTTAAGAACTGTGATTGCTGTGCCTACTGGGAAAGCTACAGAGGCATTGGTAGGAATCTTAAAGGCTACTGCTGTTGCCTTGTTCATAGGCACTAAGACCTGGTATTGATCGTCTAGGACTGCTGTGTAGTCTGCTGTAGCATCAGCATCGACTGTAAAGGCTACTAGCCCGTTAAACATTGCCGCTGTAAGGATATCTCCCGTTACGGATGGAAAGCCTGTTGCCATTTATATCTCCTAATAAGTCATTGCAGACACGCCAATTATACCGCGTTCTGCGCTGCCGATGATGAATCCATCAACGATGGGCTCAAGTGTTGTAACTGTAACTTGCATTGCGTTTGGACTAATCTCCCAGCGTAGCCCCTGCACTTGCAAGGTCTTGACGATGGTTGAGCCATCAGGCTGGATGTTTGAGATTCTGACGTTGGTGAAGTAGTCCAAGCCAATCATGGTGGCTGTCGGGACTGCTGTGTCTAGTAGATCAACAGTCATGGCATCGATTCTAATAACTGTCTCGGCTCTTGTGGCGACATAAGTGGCAGCAATATTTAGGGCATTGGCATCGGTATCGATAACTAAGTCCTGGGCGCTGTACTGATGAGGGAAATATTTAGCCACGCTTGCTGCGTTCTGATAGACCTGGGCTGTGCCGCCTATGCGCTGCATACTGGCGGTGTTAATTATCAACTTGTCATCAAAGGCAAACACTAGGTTCTTGTATGGGATACCCCCGGTCTGGTTAAATTCAATAGGAGTGCCAGAGATAGATGAGGCTACTTGGTTGCGGCTCTTAAAGATGGCTGTGCCTGACCCGTCGAAGTAGAACGCGCCTTGCTCCGAAAACTCTGCGTTCTGGACTGCTGACAGAGATGTGCGAAGTGTGCCTGGGTCAGCCTGACATAGAGACTGCCCTGTCGAAATAGTTCTCATGCTTGAAGGAAAATCAACCTCATCAAGAATCTTGCCAATGCGTGTGCCGGTTGCCTGTCCTGCACCGGAGTCTGTGACTGTGGTGACTTGTGCAAGGTTAAGCAATCTAAAGGCGTCAGCTGCGTAAATATCCACATAGCCCACGTTCTCGGCTTGGTCATAGTAATAGCGATACTCTGTTGTATAGCCAGAGAATAGAAACTCCTGCGCAGTCGCTGTTGTAGCTGATACACGAATCTTGCGCAGCGGTACAAGGTAAGGATAATAGATTGAGGACGTGTTCTGTGGATTCCACGATCCGTCAGAGTCATAGACTCGTATGACTGCTGTACCGGCTTGATAAGTGTCGGACTGGATGTTGCGCCCGTTGTCAATAGTTATGTTTCGTACGCTGGGAGTAAGGTCAATTATTGGCAATGGGACTGTAGAGCCGCCAAGTGTGCCAGTACCTAAAACGCCATTCTTGGCATCACCAATAGTGAAGGGATAGCCGAAGGTTGCACCGGATGAGAAGTCAAACGAAACCGAGATTTCTGCTGGCAGCGCCATAGTTATCTACCAGTTCTGTTTACTGATGATCCGATACCTGAAAGAGATGAGTCTTGTAATGCAGAGGCTATGGTCTTTCCGTCAATCTGGACATAAATTGGAGTGCCACCTACATAAGTAGTTGCCTGTTGTCCACCGCCGCTTATTGCTGTGGCTGCTGGCTTTGGCATTGTCGCTACGTTTGTGGCAGGTAAATCTACTTTTGTGCCGCCCACATAGATTGATGACCCTGCGCTGCTAACGCTTGAAGCAGCTGCAACAGCAACAGTTCCACTAACGCTTGCAACCTTTTGAGCCTTAATCATAAGCATGTCTAGGTAGGCTTCCCACGCAGCAAAAGGATTAGCAGCTGGTGGAAGGCTTGCTAGGTCTTTAGCAATGTCTTTGCCTAGTCCTTGAGCAATTGCTAGTTCATAAGTAAGTTGCTGGGCTTGCTTAGTATTGCCTGTAATTAAAGCAAACTGAAGTTCAACGCGCTTACGATCCTCATCAGATAACTTACCCTTTAAGGCAGCAATAAGTTGCACTTGCTCCAGGTCGAATATTGACCCAGCCTTTTTAAGTGCTGCTTGTTTCTTTTGCTCTGCTGTAAGTGCCTTAGTTGCCTTAGTTTGTGCATCTGCTAGTTTTTTCTGCTGCGCTTGAAACTTCTTTTCGGCTGCCGCACTAGATGAGTAAAGGTTAGCCTGTTGCCCACCCATAAAGCGGCGTCCTGCTGTCGGACGTTCTTGAGCTTTATTGCCTAGTCTGTTAAGTAGTCCTGTAAAGCCAAGGTTAAAGCCGCCAGAAATAATCTTGCCTAGCGCACCACCAGCGACCTTATCGTTTAGTTGAGTTATCTTGGCTATTAAGACTCCCATACCACGAACTGTGTCTGCCGTGTATTCTGCAAGTGATCCCATTGCATCTGACACATTTTGAATATCTCCATCTTTGCCACCAGCTAAGACCAGGGCATCAACTAAGCCCTTTCCAATTGTCTCTTTTGCAGTTTCGGAAGCCACTTTGAGAACATCAAGCTTGCCAGCGTAGGTCTCTAAGTAGGCTGCGTTAGCACCAGAAAACTGACGCGCAAAGCGTTCCTGCACGTCCGCAAAAGATATCGTTGTAAGTTGTGCCTTGGTAAGTCCTAGGTTGTACTTACGCAGACCTCGTGTATTGCCGTTATAGGCATTGGCTAGGTCTTGTGTAACTGTAGTAAGTGCGATACCGCTACCGCGTGAGCCTTCAATAGCAAGTCCTAGAAGTTCTTGGGATTTAGTAAGTGATCCTGTGGTTGTTAGCAATGCCTGAAACGCTGGGCGCA